GGGGAAACGGTCCACCACAAGCGAGCCAACAAACGACCGGGTTTGGGAACAAAGAAAACCCGCTCACCGTCAGTGACCCAAATGGCGGAGATGAAAGAACCATCATACGGTGAATAAAATTTACGCGAATCGGGAACAATGCCATACTCACTCTCCAGACGACGCGCAGAACCCTCATCAAAATCGGTGTATGCACACACAAACATGTCGTCCCCGACGACAATAATGTCGCAAGGGACGCCCAATCGACGAAACACGTCAGCTGCAATCATCACACGCACAATCGAATTGCCAAGGGTAGTATCATTATGACCAGATTTCACAGTCCCGCGAACAACGTAAGAGAACAACCCCTCACGAAAATTAGCAAAACCACGAACCTTATTACAATCCTCAGCAAACCGAGCAAGATCAGCGTCGTAAGCGCGATAGGCCGCGAGTTTCAACTGCAAATGCGCATCAGACATAGTGCCATCCCAATTCTTCCCATCACTCTCATAGAAAGCAACAGGCCCACGCGCCAAACATGAAGTCATCCAATCAGCAATGTCCCCAGCGTTCATGCCACAAGCTATCGTAGCATAAACACCAGGGAACAACTCAACACGACGAAAATGTTCGCTAGTAACATGTTGAAACTTCCAAAAAGCAGGCGCGTGCGCGCTCTGGGTAGCCAGATTGGGATAAGCCTGAATAAGTCGAGCCCGGCGAAACCTTGAAGAATAAACTTCGCGCTTCACCGTAGTTTTAACCTTACCAGGCATCACACGATCCAACAACCTCGAGCGATCAGTCGCACGACGCTTGCCTTCCGGCCATTTCAACTTCCACTCATCGTATTGGTAGGTAGCCCACTCATCATACCTACAACGCAAGTCGCGGATCACTTTGACGACGGAGGCAGTCATCAACTTAAAATCCGCAACCACAGCTGGCTGAACAACACCATGGCGCATGCACATGGCACGATGCGCATTACAATAACACTTCCTAGCCACATAAGCCCAAGAAGCAACCCAACCAACCAAACGCGCACCAGCAACGCGCGCGCCCGCACAAACGCCACTAAACTTGCTCTTGATCTGAACGTGCGAACCCAACGTGCTCTCGTCCCCACAACCCAAACACAAAGTATCGGTAACCACGCGCACTGGTTTAAAAGATGGCGCGTAGCCCGAAACAAAGTCAAGCGGATCATCAGGGGGGGAGACAAGACCGTC